TAGCTCAAGCCCCACGAATTCCCCGCCGGCGTGTGCCGGGCGGGTGCTGACGCATGCTCACGGAAAGGAAGCACATGGACCCGAAGAAGCTCCGCGAGCAGCGCGCCTCGCTGTGGGAGCAGATGAAGGCGAATCTGGCGGTGGCAGCTCGGACGCCGGAGCTCGACGCCGAGTACGACCGAATGGAAGCCGAGTGCGACAAGCTCGACAAGGACATCGAGCGGGCGGACAAGCACGTCGCGCGCGGCACGGCGTACGACGCGGTGAACCGCGAAGGTGTGATCCCGCCGGTCCGCGGTGGCGATGACCCGCCGGCGCGGGACGAGGCGTACGCGAGGGCGTTCGCGGCGTTCCTGGTCAGCGGCGCGAACGAGCTGTCCGCGGAGGACCGCACGGTCCTGCGGTCAGGGTTCGTCGACGGCAGCCAGTTCCGCAACGCGGCCGGGGTCGGCACCGGCGCGGCTGGTGGGTACGCGGTGCCGCCGGAGTTCCGCGACATCTTCGTCGAGACGCTGAAGTACTACGGGCCGATGATCCAGCTGGCCGAGCGCCTCGACACGGCTTCCGGGGCGAACATCCCGTGGCCGACCAACGACGACACCGGCAACGTGGGCGCGATCCTGGCGGAGAACACGCAGATCTCCGAGCAGGACGTCACGCTTGGCACGAACAGTCTCGACGCGTACATGTACACCTCGAAGCTCGTGCGGGTGTCCTACCAGCTGATGCAGGACCGGCCGGACTTCGCGGCGTGGCTGGCGCGCAAGCTCGGCGAGCGAGTCGGCCGGATCCTGAACCAGCACTTCACGACGGGGACCGGCACGGCGCAGCCCGATGGCATCGTCACCTCCGCGACGGTCGGGGTGACGGGCACCGGTTCGTTCGCGACCACCGGTGGCATCGCCTACGACAACCTCGTCGACCTGCTCGAATCCCTCGACCCGGCGTACGGCGCCGGCGCGGGGCTGCGCTGGATGATGCACCAGACGGGTCGCAAGGCGATCCGGAAGGTGAAGGACAGCCAGGGCCGGCCGCTGTGGGAGCCGTCGCTGCAGGCGGGTGTCGCGGACTCCCTGCTCGGCTACCCGATCTCGATCAACAACGACATGGCGACGCTGGCCGTGTCGTCGAAGTCGGTCCTGTTCGGCAACATCAACGAGGCGTACGTCGTGCGGCTCGTGCAGGAGCTGATGGTGAAGCGCCTCGAGGAGCGCTACGCCGACTTCCTGCAGGTCGGGTTCTTCGGCTTCGAGCGGGCCGACGGCACGATGCAGAACGCCAACGCGGTGCGGGTCTTCCAGACCACCGCGTCTGCCTGAGTCGCCGTCAGCGACCGGGCTCGAGAGCACACCGCGACCGCCTGAGAGGGGCGTTCATCATGGCTGAGGCCAAGGGCAACACCGCGGTCCCGCAACACGGGGACCGTGACCGGGTGGCGATGCTGTCGCTGAAGGCGGACGGCACGCCGGACCAGAACAACCCGGAGATCATCGGGGACAAGGAGTTCGCCCTCGCGGCGACGAAGGAGCAGTTCCGGCAGCAGGCGGTGTCGGCGGTCGACGCGGCACGGCGGCCCGAGCTCCTCCCGTCGGGCGGCGGGGAGGTCCTCGAGGTGCAGGACCCGGCGATCGAGGAGCTGAAGGCCGCGCACGACGCAGCGGCCGAGGCAGCAGAGAAGGCCGCGGAGGCGACGGTCGAGGCGCTGTTCGTCGAGCCGGACGCAGCGGCCGAGGCCGCGAAGACGTCCACGGCGAAGAGCACGGCCACCACGAAGTAAGGCCGGGACGCCGGGCCCGTCTGCTCCACGGGCCCGGCGCCCCACCCCCGCGCCTCACGACTGAAGGAGGGTCACGTGGCCGTTGACACGAACTACGCGACCCTGCCTGAGCTGAAGGCGTGGCGCACCGCTGGTGACCGCACGGACCGCGACGACCTGATGACGCTGTCCCTGGGGGCGGCGTCGCGGGCGATCGATAAGTTCTGCGGCCGCCGGTTCTGGCTGGACGCGACCGCGACGGCGAGGATCTTCAACGGCCGGGACAACATCGTCGTCGACGCCGACGGTGGCCGGCTGTTCGTCGACGACATCGGCGACCTCGACGGGCTGCTCGTCGAGCAGGGCAGCGCGAGCTCGTCGTGGTCGGACCTGACCTCGGGCATCGAGACCTCGCCGCTGAACGCCACCGTCGACGGGCTCGCGGTCGAGGGGCTGCTGTACGCGTCGGGGTGGACGCTGTCGCCGTACACCCGTGTGCGGGTGACCGCCCGCTGGGGCTGGCCGGTCGTGCCGGACGACGTGCGCATGGCGTGCCTGCTGATCGCCTCCGCGCTGTATGACCGGCGGAACTCCCCGCAGGGCCTGGCCGGGCAGGGCGACTGGGGCTCCATCCGGGTCGCCCGGGTCGACCCGCACGCGGAGTCCCTGCTGCTGCCCTACCGGCGGATCCCGGTCGGGTGAGCCGGTGAAGCTGAAGGACCTGCGGGAGCAGATCGCCGACGCGGCGAGCACGGTCGCCTCGGCGTGGGAGCTGGTGTGCGTGCCGTACGTGCCGGACAGCATCGACCCGCCGACGCTGTTCGTCCGACCGTCGCGCATCGAGTACGACCTGACGTTCGGGCGCGGCACCGACGGCATCGACCTGGACGTGCTGCTGCTGGTCTCCCGGGTGGAGGACCGCGACGCGCAGGAGTTCCTCGACGGCTTCCTCGACGGTGGCGGCGCGAGCTCGGTCAAGACCGCGATCGAGGCGACCCGCGGCAGCGGCCCGGGCCACACGGCGCTGGGCGGGACGTGCGACGACGTGCACGTGCCGACGTTCGACGCCTACCACTGGTACCCGATCGGCGGCGTGGAGTACCTCGGGGCCCGCTGGTCCGTCCACTGCATCGGAAGCGGGGTCTGAGATGGGCAAGATGGTGCTCACCAACGTGCGGGCGTTCGCCGGCGCGGTCGACCTGACCGGGGTCTCGAACAAGGCGGAGATCACCCCGACGATCGCCACGGTCGACGTCACGAACTACGGCGGCGTCGGGTGGCGGGAGCTCCTCGGGGGTCTGGCCGAGACCGACATCATGGTCGGCGGGTTCGAGGAGTCCGGGGCGGTCGCGCCGGCGGGCACGTTCGAGGACCCGGAGCTGTTCGCGCAGCTCGGCGCGGTCGGCCCGTGGTCGTTCTGCCCAGCGGGGGCGGCGGACGGTGCGCTGGCGTACCTGACGTCCGCGCTCGAGGCGAGCTACAAGCCGATCCAGGGCAGCGTCGGGGACGCCGCCGGGTTCGAGGCGTCCGGCAAGGGCACCTCGAAGCTCGCCCGCGGGGTCGTCGCGCACCCGCCGGGGACGGCGCGAACCGCCACCGGCACCGGCACCGCGTTCCAGATCGGTGCGCTGACCGCGAGCCAGGCGCTGTACGTCAACCTGCACGTCCTGTCGGTGGCCGGGACCACGCCGAGCCTCACGGCCCGGGTCGAGTCGGACAACGCCGCCGGGTTCCCCTCCCCGGTCACCGTGGGCACCTTCAGCGCCGCGGCGACGGTCGGCGGGCAGACCATGCGGATCGCCGGGCCGGTCACCGACGACTGGTTCCGGGTCGCGTGGACCATCTCGGGCACGACGCCCAGCTTCCTTTTCCTCGTCACTCTCGGCAGAGCCTGAAAGGGGCCTGAGCCACCATGGCCAAGCGTGTCCTGACCGTCGCGTACCTCGCGCTGAACGCGGTCGACCTGTCCAGCTACACGAAGAAGAACGAGTTCTCGATGGAGTCCGAGGCGCAGGACTCGACGACCTACGGCGACGCCGGGTGGAAGACGTTCCTGGCGGGGCTGAAGTCCGGGGAGCTGTCGTGGGACTACCTCAACGACGTCGCCGCGGCGGCCCTGGACTCGATCATGTTCCCGCTGTTCGGGACGCTCGTGTCGTTCGAGGTCCGCGTGGACAACGCGGCCCGGTCGACGTCGAACCCGGCGTACACGGGCACGATCCTGGTCAACAAGTGGCAGCCGATCGGGGGCAGCATCGGCGACGTCAACGGCGCTGGGGTGTCGTACCCGACGTCGGGTGCGGTCACGAGGCCGGTGGCCTGACGGTGCCGCCGCGCGCACCGGTGCAGCTTTCGGTCGACCAGCAGGCCATCGTCAACCTCGCGCGGGTGCTCAAGGCGGAGGTCAACAGCAAGGCGCTGCTCAAGCAGCTGCGCCGCGAGCTGAAGACCGTCGGCGACGCGCGGGTGCCAGACTTCCGGGCAGCGGTCATGGCGATCCCCAGCAAGGGCCTGACGCAG